TAGGTTGTAGCGATCTTCGCCAATCTTGTAAGCAGTGTCGTTTGCAGGAATGTTAGGCATGTGGTTAGTCTTAACAATCTTGCAACCCATGTACTCAAGCGAGTCCTGAATTGCCATCATGCCTTCACTAAGACCAGCACCTAAGCCACCTGCTTCTGCAACACCACCGAACATGGGGCGACCAGCGCCACCTGCTAGGTCAGCAGAAGTACGAGCAACACCAAGAGCACGAATGTCTTGGAATACTCGGGGGTTTACAGCACAGTAGACACCCTGAGTAGGAGCGTTAATCTCCTGAAGGTGAACCATGAACTCTTCAATGCACTCAAGAAGAGTTAGTGCGGCAGTTGCGCGGTTAGCGGCAGTAGCCGAAGCTAAGCCAAGGTTAGCAAGCGCAGCCTTACCTACAACGCCACTACCAGCAGCGCCATCAGCGCCTGAGTGGAAGATAGGAGCGGGTGCAAGCGAGTTGCGCCACTTAGAACTAGTAGCCGAAGCTGCAAGACGGGGATCAGATGCGACTAGATCCTCGCAAGCTGCACGAACAAGGAAGGCACCAACCTGAAGATCTCTAGCGTTAGCAAGAGTCTGACCAACCTGTCGGGCTAGCTCCGAACGGAACTCCCACTGGCTAATCATAAGGTCGATGTTATCAAGTTCAAAGTGCGAAGCGATAGGACGGTTGTCAAGCTGGACACCGATAGTCTTTGAGACATGGTCGTCAAGACTACCAATTAGCTCTTCACCAGCACCCCAAGCAGTCTTAAGAGCTGCAGTACCCGTGATTGGGAACTCCATAACTCGACCGCTAGAAATGGTACGAGACTCAACCATTGGCTCGAACATTCGGTAGTGATCAAAAGCACGAATTACTTCGCCACTCCAAATAGGAAGCCATAGTTTATCAGTACCCTCAGAACCACCCTGAGTAGCTGCTAGAGTCTGACCAGCAGCAGTACCAGCGGTATCGCTAGTACGTCCATATACATTACCAGGAGAAGCAAATAATACATTATCAGCCATTGTTTTTATCCTTATTAAATTGTTTAAATGTTAAATTGTTTTTGAAAGACATGCTTTATTAGATCACGGTTATCCTTGCGGGCCGTTGGAAGTTATTCAAGAGAGGCTGTCCGCAGAGAGCATCATTGAATAACCGCCCAATCTGTTTTTTGCATACGGCTTTCAATCTTGTCACGTAGTTTAAGATCGTGAGGATTCTTCATTAATACGTCATAGTCTTGGTAGTAATCTGCTTTGGTTTTATAACCAACAGTTACTTCTCTACCAGCCGACATAGAAGACGGCTTAGTAGATTGCGAGGCCATTTCAGAATTAACAGGGTTTGTTGGAACACTCTGATCATACATAGAAGCTAAACCACGTAACGTAATTTCACTTGCATCGCTGGCTAGGCCAGCATTAATCTGGGTCCTTTGCATATCATTTAAGTTATGCGCGGCCCATCCAAAAATCTTAGAAAGACGGTCACTTCCGCCTACAATATCGGCTGCAGCAGCATATTGCTGGCGCATGCGCGCTCGTTGTCCTTCTACCATTGTATCAATTACAGTATCATCAACGCCTCTTTGGTTAAGAACAGCGCGTTGTTCTTCTGTAATATTACCTGTCTTCATAATCTCGGTCGTCATATGACCTAGATCTTCTGCCGTAACACCTACTTTAGCTGCTTGCTCTTCTTCTAAAACAGTTTCTTCTTCTACTTCAGGAACACGCAGCTCATCTACTACAGCATCAGGTCCATCGTTAATAACAGGGACTTCTTCTTTTTGTTCAGGGCTATGAAGCTTAGTCTCTAGCTCTGAATAAGACTTGATAAAAGCCTCCATATTAACTGTACCATCTTCGTTCTTAAACTTATCAGGTACTTGTCCTAAAGCCACTGCACCTTCAGCAGCCATAGTAGCATTATACTCGTTAGAACCAGGTTCAGGAGCAGTAGGAGTAGTAGGTGCTTCGGTTGAAGGTGTCTCAACCACCTCCGGATTAGTTGTGTTCTCTTCATTCATGTAAAATATCCATTACTTTTTAAGATTGCGATACCCGTGCCAAGAAGCTAGAAGAGAAGCGTATTCAGCGGCTGTATTAATTTGCGTTGTAATCGCTGCACCTCCACCTCGGTTAGCTCCGATGTATTCAATAAAAGTTTCAATCTCAGAACTGTCATCTAAGATAGCAATTTGTGCTTCGATCTCTGCGTCCCGGACAACTCCGGCGTTTGCAAGAGCGGTACTGCTGTAAGTAAAAGCCACGTTTATTTCCTTTTTTGTTTTCTACCAGAACCTTGTCTAGCTCTGTTTTTAGATTGGTTTTCTAATACGGTAGTGCCACGTTTAGTATGGGAAACATCTTTACCGTCGCCGTTACCGTAAGTTCCTCGTTTTCTATTTTCTTTGTTTAACTCAGAACGATAAGCTCGTCGCTTAGCAGTCTTGTGATATTTTGTATCGTAGCTTGCTTTTTTCTTACGAGCTTTTGAGTTTGATTTATAATAAGTAGAAGTTTTCTTAGCCAATTGGTGGCCCTCCTTGTACAGGAGCACCGCCGCCTGTCATAATTTGCTCTACTACTTGAGGCGCTAACTGCTGTGCAGCAGCTCCTACACCTTGACCAACGCCTTGAGCAACGCTTGCCCCAGAAGCTTGAGCTATCTGAGCTTCTTGTTGCTCTTGCATCATAGCAGCCCGTTGTTTTTCCAACTCTTCTTCAGACTTAATCCAGTTCTTAGGATCAAAGCCTAATGCTGAGATGAGGGCTTTTCCATAAGACTCAAAATTAAAATGCTTAATGGCTTGCTCAGGAAGATTCCTAATCATTTCACCCATTTGCATTAACTTTTGAAGCTCAGTATCTCGGCTTAAAGCTTGAAGACCAGTAATGATATCAAGGGTTAGCTGTCCGTTGTCTTCAAAGAATTCAGAATAAATACGTTGATCTATCTCCTCTTCTTGAATCATTAGGAACAGAGTTCTTTCAATCATAGGAACAAGCAAGTCTCTAGCAATAGAGCTAAAAGCTCCTCCTAGTACCTGCTCTAGTTCCTGACCGATCATTCTAACTTCAGTTGCAGTAACCCGTTCTGCGTTTCTAATAGACCCTCTGTTCATTAAGAAAGCCTCGCCGATTTCTCGACGCATCATCTCAACACTTTGCTGTGTCTGTTGAATTTGAGGATTCATTGTTTGAGCTGGAGAAATTACATAAACGTCTTCTTGTCTAGCAGCGACCCACTCGCCGTTCTGAGCCGACGCTAAGTCGGTTAACTCAGTAACGCCTGTGGGAGTTACTCCCATAAAGAAAGTAGATGCAGCAGCCATGCTGTTAATCAAACTTTCTGTATAAGACTCAAGAGTTTTTAAGTCCCCAAAGATTTCTTCACACTTAGCTCTGCCATAGTTTTCGCTTACTACCGAGTTCCACCTTAAGATTGTATAAGGAAACACCTCATAGATACCTTCATCAACAAGGTCTCCATCTGCGTTTTCTTTTCTTCCGTGCCACTTGCCTTCCTCATCAACAACATAACGACAATACAAAGTAGTAAAGCCTTGACGTTCCCATAAAGAAGCGCCATATGTTTCTTGAGAATCTACAGGTAGCGTAGAATCTTTAGGTATAAACTCTAGGTGAATAAACTCTACAAGATCTCCCACCACATCGCGTATAGCGACGTATTGATCGAAACGAATGCATCTAAAAGTAAAGTCACTCTCTAGTTTTACAGCAACGTCGCCAACTACAATAAGGCTTTGCAAAGCTGTAAAGAAAGAATCTCTAATATTACGAGCCTTCATCTTATCATATACTTGCATAGACAATGAGTCTAGCAAAGTAGAGATTTCTACAGAGGGCTCTGCTCCGTTTTTTAATGCAAACGAAAAGAATGGTAAGTCGTTTAAAGGAAGAAGAGCACTAAGCATTCTAGACGCCAGTGCTGTAACTCCGCGAGAACCAACTGAAGAGTAAGGCTGAGGTAGCTCAAACTCTTCGGACCAATCTTCGGGTGGAAGTAAAGAAGGAATAGTAAGCAAAGCACACTCACGCGCTCTATCTAACTTAGACCTTCGTCTTATATCTAATTCAGCAAAGCGATCGGCAATAGTACCTTCTAAATCGCTAGCTAAATTCATAGCGGTTTAACTCCTTGAGCGGTGTTTTTTACTTTACCACTAGAACCCATGTTTTGGTTCTTAGCTAAACTGCCATAGAAATCCATTACGACATCTTTATCTTCGTCCTCTTCGTCTTCTTTTAGGTTCTCAACTTCAGAACTAACCTGTCCTTCTAGTTTAGACAGAGCTTCTTCTTCAGCTTCACGCAAACCTTGCTGACGTTTGATTTCTTGTTGTTCTCTTTGAGTGCGTTTATCTTCCATTTCATTCATTAAACGCATTTGCTTTTCTTCTTGCTCGGCCATAAAGGCTCGTTCTTCCATCTGGAGTTTCTTGTACTGTTCTTCAGTCATGCCTCCAGAAATACTAGGTGCGCCACCGCCCATAAGACTTCTCCTTATACGGGTCTATCTTTTCCAAAGTCAACTTTAGAAACTTTTCTTTTTCTTTTGCCACCTTGAAAAACCTTAACATCTTTCATAAATTGTTCGTCAAGTTCCCTAAGCTGAAGCTGTACGTTTTCTAAAGATTTCCCAATCTCTTGGTCAGCTAGTTGTTTAGTACTTGACTGCGTTTTTAATGCGCCTTTTTTAGCTGCGTCTGCTATAGCAGCTCTGTTAGCATCTTCTGACTTAGCTCTTTCATTAGCAGCTTCTACAGCTTGGACATTAGACTGTATGTAAAAGTCTTTTAAAACAGCCATTTGATCGGACGTATACTCGGAGTAGTCTCCAGACTGTCCCTGTTGTGCTACGTTCTGACCACTTAAATAAGCATCTTTTAATTTGAATGTATTTAACTGTGCCAATTCTTCGTAATCCATACCTGTGATGTCGGCCATAACCATGTCCATAACATCTCGTTGGCCAGCAGTGTAGTTTGCGCTGTACGCGCCTGTTTCTTCGTCTGTAGAAATACTGTAAGTATCTACCGCATAACCTTCGCCCATAGATTCAAAAGAATCAAAGCCGTATTGTTTAGCGTATGCTTGTTTTCTTTCCTCTACAGCCTTATCAAAGGTTGATGCAAACTCTGCAGGATTGGCTACTTTGTTAGTATACCCTGTACGGTTGTAAGTAAAACTAGATCCAGCTTCTTTATAAAGTTCTTGAGAACGTTCTAAAGAACGCCTAGCTTTTTGCAACTGCTCTTTCTTTTTTTGCCTTACAGAACTAAGCTGACCTAAAGAAACAATTTTTCTAGGCCCCGGCTTAGATTCTGCAATAGCTTTAACAGCATCTTTAGAAGCTACTTCAGCTTCTTTAGATCTAGCTTTTCTTTTAGAAGCCGAAGCTTCTCTTAACATTGCTGGATCAATATCCTTTAAAAACTCTGCTGTTTTTGTTTCACTTTCCTTGCCAAACATTTCCATCTTAGATTGAAGTCGTTTTGTAAAATGATCGGCTAAAGGTTGGCTTGAGTGAGCATCACCAGAACGTACGTTTAAATCGCGCATTGTGATGTCGTTTAAAAATATAGGCATATTATCCTTTCTGCTGTTCCCTTAGCATTGTCTCTAGTACAGCTACTATGTCAAGCATGCCCTGAATCTTTGCTAGTTTCTCCCGAGTTTTGTTTGGGCTTTCGTCCTCTACGTACTCCGGATGAGGAATCCTTTCCCGAAGAACCTTCGGTAGATTCGGATCTACGTAGGCTTTCAATTGATCTTTCGATTTCATTTGTTTTCTCAACTAGCATATTTAAAATAGACTTTACTTCACCATCCGTCAACTCGACGTTTCCTGAAGTCAGCCTAAACATAATAGCGTCTTTACTTAAAAATGACATGTGTTCTCCAATTAAAAAATAGACGAGCCCAGTAATAACCAGGCTCGTCTAATATTAGTTTTCAGTAGTGTCTACAATTTCGCAGGCACCTCCGGTGCAGGCAAATGCCTGACCAGACTTAGTAGTATCTTCTAGTTCATACTTACTTAGTAACGACCAGTCTACTACAGGCATCTCCTCCTTGAGCTTATAGTACTCTTCGTGAGTAATTGTCTCATAAGGAGCCTGCTGATATACATGATCTGTTCTAGGTAAGAATGAAAGACCTTGAGCAATATCCCAGTAATCTTTATACAGTACAGAGCCTAGCATCATATACTCATCGGCTTTATATGTAATAGTCACAGATGGATTATGATCTGTATACTCATTCTTAACAGTTGCCCACAAGCTAAGTTGGTCTAGCGAATTTTTGTGAACGACTGGCGACTTAGTTCCAATAGGAAAGTCAAAGACATAAGTATTTAAAGGATTGTTTACACAAGGAGCGCCAGGGATACCAGCATCTTTCATTAGCTGACACATTGGATCTTTAACATCCATACGCGCTCTTCTAATATAGTGCTGATCCCATCTCTCGTGGATGCCAGAGCTGGAGTCCACGAGGCACGACACAGTACCGCTAGGCTTTACCGTAGTAACTGCAGCAGGTGTGTTGATGAGCAACTTGTCGCTCCACTCCTTAGCCACTCGATGAGCTACAGCTCGAAGATTACGCAGCTCTTCGTTGCTGGGCATGTAGTCACAGATACCAGTCAAGGATACACCGAGGAGAGATTCCTCTTCAGTAT